CCTGCTGGAGGTCAAGCTCGGATCGGCACAGGCGGGGTTCCTTCACGGTGTCTACATCATGCAGTCGTCCGAGGAAGCTTCTTCCGAGGCGGAGCAGCTCAAGATCGCCCTAAAGAGGGCTACGGGCTCCTTCACGTCCGGCTCCGGTGGGGGTACCGCTGACGTTCGCAAGGGCCAGTCTGGCGACGCGTCGCACGGTCTTGCGACCAACGAGAGGAACAATACGACGCAGGCAGTGGCTGGTTCTGGGACCCTGGAGGAGGTTGACGCGGGTGCCTTTGCAGTACTTGCCGGAGAGTGGGAGAAGACCTACACTCCGGAGCTCAGGTATCCGTTCGGACCGAGCGAGGCTGTTCTGTTGTCCCTGGAAGAGGCTCCGGCTGACGCGATGACGCTTCGTGCGATCATGAAGCTGGAAATAACGCATGGCTAACCGCTGGGTCTTCAGGAGACCGCACGACTACAGGAAGAAGAAGCAGAAGGTCTTTCAGTTTGGACCTTCCCTTTCTAGGTCGGCGAGCTCTACCCTGGTCCTCCTCCAGGCGGCACAGTGCGTAAAGGTGCCAGCCAAGCAGGTCAGCTCCATGCTGGTGCTGACTCAGAGTCTGTCGAATCCGCTGCTGAGCAAGTTAGTTCTTTCTCAAACCGTCAGTTTGGCAGGGAGCACATACAACAAGAGCGTGACGAGCAGCCTCGCTCTGGTCCAGGTCCTGACCAGGGTGCTCACGAGATCAGCATCGAGTACGCTCGTCTTGGACCATGCCGTTGGCGTTGTTAAGGTTAGGGCTGCTTCCAGCACGCTGGTGCTGGATCACGCGGTGACGGGCGTTGGGTCAAGGCACGCACCGAGCTTACTTGAGCTCGTTCAGGACGTCTCAGTGATCAGGGTGAGGCGAGAGGCGTTCAGCACGCTGGTCTTGGCGAGTGCGGCCAGTCACCACGGTACGATCTTCAACAGGTTGGTGACTACGTTCTGGACGAGCTTGACGCAGAAGATGAATCCTGGACCGAGGAGCGACTGGTTCCCGCAGCATTCGGTCGTCCATAAGAGGGTCAGACTCTTCAGTGCGTCGAGCGGCATGAATCTGAACCACGTGGTAGACATCAGTAAGATAGTGAGGCCGTCGAGCAGCCTGGTGCTGGTAAGCTCGGTCGCCAAGAGCAAGGTCGTGCAGCCGAACCTCGTTAGTTCGCTGGCTCTCGCGAGCGTCGTGAGCATAGATCAGACTCTCAACAAGCTCGTGGTCAGTCAGTTGGGGTTGAGTCAGGTTGTGGTCGGTACGAAGGTCAAGCGTCTGGTGATCCTGCAGGCTCCTGAGGACGCGATAGTCCTTCCGAGGCCTCTGCTCGGAGACAAGGAGTCGTCCACCAACTTGGTTGACGTGAAGAGGTCGATCAGCGGGGTGGTCAGGACCTACGTCAGGACGTCTGAGACCAAGAGGTTGACGTACACGTTCCAGATGCGGACCGACAAGGCTCTGGAGCTCAAGGCCTTTATCGACAAGCACCCTGCCGACCTGATGAGGATGGAGAACTTCAAGGGCGAGATTTGGCAGGTAAGGCTGATGAACGACCCGTTTGAACTGGTATACGACAGGTCGTGGAAGCCCTGCAAGGAGGCCGTGGTCATCACGCTGGAGCTCGAGGGGACGAAGTTGTATGGCTAGTACCTACGTGTCCGACGCTGAGGTAGACGCATACGCCTCCGAGCGACTTGGCTCCGAGGCCTGGTTCGACGCCGTCCCCAGCGAGAGACTGAAGGCCAGGATCATGGCCACCAGGGCCATAGACAGGCTCAACTTCGCCGGTCAGAAGGCCGACGAGGGGCAGGAGCTCCAGTTTCCCAGGGGCGAGGACTTAGTCGTGCCCCAGGACGTCAAGAACGCAGCTTCTGAAATCACCATAGTGCTGCTCGCCGGAGCGAGCGTCGAGAAGATGCACGAGCAGCAGAAGGTTACCGCTAGACGCTACGGTCCAGTCAGTACGTCCTACGACCCGACCGTGGTTTCGGAGCACTTGGCTGCCGGTATCCCGAGCTTCGTTGCCTGGGAGTACCTGAAGCCGTACCTCGCCGATCCGAACGGCGTTGTTCTGAGCAGGACGAACTGATCTTTCTTCCTTGCCTCGGGAGGATCAGTTGCGGCGAACAGTCGCCGAGCCGCACGGCGTCAGACGGCAAGTTGGGGATGCTATGGTTAGCTTTCGTTGGTGGAAGGTCGTTCGCGATGGCGATGACACCGTCGGCAACCCGCCGCCGGCACCGCCCCCAGCTCCCAAGACTTTTTCCCAGGCCGACCTGGACAAGATTCTTGGGGACGAGAGGCGGAAGATGAAGCAGAGGAGCGACCAACTCGCGACTCAGCTCGAGGACCTTCAGAAGAAGTCTGGCCTGACGCAGCAGGAGAAGGACGACCTCGCTGCCCAGGTGGACCAGCTCCGGACTGAGAACTTGACGAAGGAGGAACAACTCAAGTCTCAGTACGACAAGGACATGAAGAAGGCGAAGAAGGACAACGAGGAGGCCGTGAGGGACCGCGACGACTGGAAGAACCGGTATACGACTGCGGAAATCCGTCGTGCGATCACGGACGCCTCCGTTGGAGAGAAGGCCAGGAGCGTGAAGCCGATCATCGCCCTCCTGCAGCCCCTGACTCACCTTGTTCAGGTCATCGGAGACGACGGGAAGCCAACGGGGGACCTCGTTCCCAAGGTCAAGTACGCTGAGGTCAAGGATGGTAAGACGATTCAGCTCGAGCTCACGGTTTTGGACGCCGTCAAGAAGATGAAGGAGAACTCCGAGTACCTTCACCTCTTTGAGGGCACCTCATCCGGAGGCTTGGGCCTGTCGTCCGGCTCCGGCTCGGCTGGAGGAAGCACTGATCCAAACACGCCGCCCACCGACCCTGCCAAGTTCAGGGAGTGGCGGAGCAAGAAACTAGGGAGAAAGACAACATGAGTCTGCTCAGGACGCAGAAGGCTTGCAATCTGTTCAAGGCCAACAGCGTTGACGCGTTCATCCCCGAGCATTGGGCGAACGAGTCTTTGGCGATTCTCGAAGAGAACATGGTGGCGTCCGCACTGATCCACCGTGATTTCGAGAACATCATCGCCAAGTTCGGCGACATCGTCCACACTCGAAAGCCTGGCGAATTCGTCGCCTCCCGAAAGGGAAACGCGGACCCGGTTACGGTCCTCGACGCTACGGCCACGGACGTGCTGGTGCCGCTCAACCAGTGGCTCCACACGGCTTTCATGATCCCAGACGGCGAGGAGTCGATGGCCTTCAAGGACCTCGTTGAGGTCTACATGAAGCCGGCGATGCTCGCACAAGCACAGTTCCTCGACAAGGTCGTCCTCGGCCAAGTCTATCGGTTCCGCAACAACAACGGCGGTCAGCTCCTCGGCCTCACGGACGCTACGGCCAAGAACTACCTCCTGGACACCCGCGAGGTGATGAACATCAAGAAGGTGTACCCCGCCGGACGGCGGCTCATCTTAACTCCGAACAGTGAGACGGAGCTCCTGAAGCTCAATCTGTTCATCTCGGCGGGGGAGGTCGGCGACGACGGTACGGCCCTCAGGGAGGCGAGTCTCGGGCGAAAAATGGGCTTCGACATGTTCATGTGCCAGAACATGAGCAGCGTCGCTGAGGGCAACACGAAGCTCTCGGGAGCAATCAACAACACTGGCGGCTACGGGGTCGGTGCGACCGTACTCACGACGGACTCGTTCACCGGAGCGGTCGTGACGGGCGGTTGGCTCGAGATCGACGGTGACGACGCCCCGCAGAGGATCACGGCCCACGCCGAGACCCTCGGCAACACGACGTCGATCACCATCAGTCCGGGCCTCTTCCGCCCCGTTGCGGACAACGCCGTCATCAATGCCTATACGCCTGGGGCCGTGAACAACGGTGCCGGCTACCCCGCCGGTCACTACAAGGTGATCACCGTGGACGGCTTCACGGTGGCTCCGAAGGTTGGCCAGCTGCTGTCCTTCGGTACGGCGGCACCGGTCTATTCGGTCATGTCCGGAACGACCACGAGCGTCATCCTCGACAGACCGCTGGACCTCGCCATCGCCGACAACGACATCGTCGGCATCGGACCTCCGGGCGATTACAACTTCGCGTTTCACCGGAATGCCCTGGCCCTCGTCGTTCGCCCGCTCGCGAGGCCGAAGGAGGGCAGCGGTGCGATCAGCGGAGTCGTGAACTTCAACGACCTGTCCATGCGTGCCACGATCACCTACCAGGGCAAGGACCAGGGACACCTCGTGGTGCTCGACATGCTCTTCGGCATCGCACTGCTCGACGAGGCCCTCGGGGCCGTGATGCTCGGATAGCCGGAGGTGCTTCGATGGTGACGAAGCTTTTGATCGTTGAGGACCACGAGGGGTTCACCAGGCTCCTCAAGGAACTGCTCACCTCCGAGAGGATCGCTGATCTTGAGATCAGGACAGCGTCCTCTCTGGAGGAGGCGTTCCGAGAACAGGACGTCGACCTCGTCGTCCTGGACCTCAACCTGACTACTTCTCGTGGTCTCGAAACGCTCAAGAAGTTCAGGGACCTGGACCGAGACACACCCGTCATCATTCTGACTGGAGAATGGATCGGGTACCAGAACGCCTTCGAGGCAGGCAAGCTCTCGGCTGACGGGTTTCTTGCGAAGGGAATGATCGAGTCATCTGAGTCAATCTTGTCTAATTTGTTCTGTGCCCTGGGTAGAGTACAGGCAAAGAAGGACGAGCAGAAGCGGAAGATCAACAAGATCGACTCCTTCATCAAGAAGCTCGACGAGATCAAGAAGGAGGGATGATGCTTGATTGGCAAACTGCAGCGGTCCTCCTCGGAGTGATAGCTTCGATCCTGGCGGTGGTCTGGAAGATCATACCAGGGCGTGAGAGAAGGGACAAGAGTCCTGATTCTCCGATCATCCAGGTGAAGCTGGCCCTGCTGGAGGCTGAGAACAAGAACATAATCCTGAGGCTCACCGACCTCAAGGTCGACATGGAGAAGTTCATGATAAAGGTCGACAAGAAGTTCGAGGACCTCGACAAGCTCATCAGGGACTTCATCCATGACCACGGCACTTGAGTTCGTCAAGGACACGATCTACCAACTGAAGAGGGAGTACCCTCTGAAGCTGGACGTGTATAGGATCGAGTCCGCTGCGACCAACGTCGAGACTGGAAAGCAGACGACGGTGAGGACCGTCAGGAGGATCAACACAGCCATCTTGCTGCCCACCAACTTAGTCAGGACGTTCACCTACGACCTGGCGTTTATTTCTGCCAACAAGAACTTTACCGTGGGCGGATTCTATGACCTGAGCAACAGGGTCATACTTATAGACAAGGCCGACCTTGACATCGAGCTCACCCTCGATGACTACTTCGGCATCAGGGGCAAGAGGTACGATATAAAGCAGGTGGAGTTCTTGGAGGAGCTCGCGACGTTCATGGTGGCGGCGGTCGAGATAAAGGGTGCACCCCTGAACGCCATCTACCAAAACCGCTGCACTTCGATTCTTGATTTTGCGAGCGTCGCAGGGGGAGTGAAGTGAACCCTAGTTGGCCGCGTTGGATTGCCGCCAGTGTGCACAAGCACTTCGTCACGAAGGTGACTGACCTTCCGCTCTTTATAGAGGGTCAGTTCAGGGAGACGAACGAGGAGAAGGACTACGCCGAGGTCAGGTTCGACGGCCCGTATGCCCACGAGGAAAGCAGGAGCTTCTGGGTACTTGATCTTGAGATCAATGTCCTCGTGAGCTCGATACCGGACGAGAAGGACGCTCACCGAATCTACAAGAACGTTGGCAAGGTGGCCGCGGCCTTCGAGCGGTTTATAGAGGTGTTCAGGTACGGCGACAACCCAGGTGACGACAGCACCCTCCTCGGGTGTCTCATTATTAAGCAGTCTCAAAACCAGACTATATTCATCTCCCACTTCGGGAAGATTGACCCGAAGGTCAACCTCATTCAGGCAACTGTTGAGGCACACTATAAGATGGAGATTACGGTGTAACGAGAGGAGCCCAAGATGGCTGCCATTGACTTGCGGAACGCGACCGTTCGCATCAAGGACGGTTACGTAATCAGTCCCAACTTCTTGGTCAACAACGGTGGTGGTTACGCGATGGGTGCCACAACAATGGCCATCGACGGCAACACCACTCAGCAGCTGAAGAAGTGGGACCAGTTCACGGTCGTCGGGAGTTCGGCCGTGCACACCATCACGAATACTCCCGCTCTCCCGAGCGTGAGCATCACGTTCACGCCGGGTCTGACCGGAGCCGTGCTCGACAACGCGATCATCACCGTCCTCCCGCACGAGCTCGACGTCAAGATCGGGGAGGGGAACATGACCTACTCCGAGAAGCGGAACATAGAGTACGTCCTGGACAGAGGGGTCCTCGACACCGTCAAGGAGGGCGATGACGAGCCCGTCGAGGTGAAGCTCGACTTCACCTGGGAGTTCTTGCGGGCGAGCTCTGGGCAGATTCCCACGATCTCGGACGCTCTCAAGAAGCGTGGCGAGGCCTCGCATTGGGTCTCCTCGTCGGATGACCTCTGCGAGCCGTACGCAGTGGACATCGAGATTGAGTACATTCCGCCGTGCGGCGGGGAGCAGACTGAGACGATTCTTCTTCAGGACTTCCGACACGAGCAACTCGACCACGACCTGAGGCAGGCGACTGTCTCGGTGACCGGCAAGTGCAACGTGAAGGAAGCCACCGTAACAAGGGGTTAGCGAATGGCTGCCATCGACCTGAGGAACGCAACGGTCCGGCTGATCGACGGCTCCACTCACACGGCCCTCGTCAACAAGCCGAAGACCGCACTCGTCAACAACGGTGCTGGCTACCCGATGGGTACCACCACCATGACCATCGACACGGTGAGCGGCGACGGGATCGTCAGGGTCGGGCAGACCTTCACGGTGACGGGGAGCTCCCTGACGCACACCGTCACGGCGAAAGTTCCGACGTCTGGTGGTCCCACGACCGAGATCACCTTCACACCGGCTCTCGACGGGTCGGTGGCCGACAATGCCCTGATCACGATCAAGTACTACATCGCCGGCGACGTGTCGATGGAGATCGACACGGTGAATGGTGACGGCAAGATCCTCAAGAACCAGACCTTCACAGTGACGGGGAGCACACTCACGCACACCGTCACGGCCACCGTCCCGCCGTCCGGGGGTCCCACGACCGAGATCACCTTCACTCCGGCCCTCGATGGAGTGGTTGGCGACAACCACACTATCACGGTCGGTGCGAGGAGGATCGACGTCAAGATCGGGGAGGGGAACGCGACCTACTCCGAGAAGCGGAACATAGAGTACGTCCTGGACAGAGGGGTCCTCGACACCGTCAAGGAGGGCGATGACGAGCCCGTCGAGGTGAAGCTCGACTTCACCTGGGAGTTTTTGCGAGCTTCGACTGGTCAGTTCCCGACCATCGAGGACGTGCTCAAGCAACGAG